CATCTAGAACAATGACGCCGTTTCGACGGACGGGATCTCCGTTGCTTCGGTGGCGACCGGCATTTGTACCGCGCGCGATTGCGCGTAGTTCAGAATGCGTTGACGCGCTTCCACGTCGTACGATTCCAGTAACGCCAAGATCGTCCGGATGACTCTCAACTCGTCGCGCTGCTTCATGGCCGTTCCCTTTCCGTGGTTACCATTCGATGTCATTGTCTGCGGTCAAAACCTTCGGGCGTTTCAGCCCGTCAATCAGCATTTTCGCGCGGTCAAAAGATACGCTCGTAGGATCGATTCCGTTTCGCGACAGAAAGCCCGCTTGCCACACCGTGCAAAGTCCTTCCTGGCGGCGACGGATGAGCTTGTCGATGATCTTCGAAGCGTGTCCCTTGCAGGAAACCGCGATCCTGTCGATGCCGAATTTCGCGAGTAACGCGAGTTGTTTCTCGCTCGCTTCCGCCATTTCCCACCGCCCGATAGGTTCGTATTCGGCGAGGTCTTCGTCGTGGATCGAGAACGCGAATTCGAGCGGATTCACGCAACGCCCAGGGCGATGACGTTGCGCGCGGAGTAAGTCTGCCAGCTTTCGTTCGCGTTGTTCCTTTGCGTCCGATTCGGCCTCAAGAAGATCCACGGTTCCGCCGCCCGGAGCCGCGCCGATGATCTTCATTACTTCCTGAGCTTCTTCTTGATTCTTTGCAAAGAGCGACGCGGGAACGCAGAGTTCGTGTTTCGACGTTTGCCAGAGAAAATCAAGAATGAGCAGATCGCGTTTCCCGGGAGCGATCCGCGTGCCACGCCCTACCATTTGCGCGTATCGAGGTCGCGACTTTGTAGGAGACAGAACGGCGATGCACGAAATGTCCGGGCAATCGTAACCCTCAAGGAGCAAGGATGAATTCGACAAGAGATCGTACTTGCCGCGCGCGTAGTCTCTGAGGATTTCCGCGCGATCTTCAGACTGTCCATCAATGTGCTTCGCTCGAATCCCGAGAGAGCAGCATAGGTCAGTGAACGTCATGCTTGTGCGTACGAGCGGCAAGAACACAAGCGTCTTGCGATCCCGCGCGTGCTCTGAAATCGCGTTTGCGGCCGCTTGCAGATACGGCGCAATCCGATTATCCACGTCATTCGCGTTATAGTCGCCGGCCACGGTACGGACGCCTTCCAGCGAAATGCTGAGCGGTACGAGTTTCGCGACAAGCGGACAAAGAAAACCGTCCGCAATCGCCTGGCGAAGCCCATATTCATAGGCGATCTTGTCAAAGAACTCGCCAAGGTTTTTCTTGTCGCCGCGATCCGGCGTCGCTGTAACACCGACTACGCGCGCCGTCGCAAAATGATCGAACACGCGCTTGTACGTGTCGGAAAGCAGATGGTGGGCTTCATCTACCACGATTAGATCGACGCTCTTCGGATTCCAACGTTGCAATCGCGAATTGTGTAATGTTTGGACGGACGCCACGGTCACGGGCCACAGCGAGTCATGCGCTTGGCTTGACGCACGCTCAAGGCCCGTGTGCATCCCAGTAGCCTTCTCGATCTTGTCTTGCGCCTGTGTGAGAAGCTCTTCGCGGTGCGCGAGAATCATCACGCGATTGCCGCGGTCGGCTTCGATCTTTGCAAGGTGCGCGAAGAGGATCGTCTTACCCGTGCCCGTCGGCAGCACAACAAGCTGGCGTTGGCAATCACGCCAGCCTTCTTCGAGCGCGTACAAAGCTGCTTGCTGGTACGGTCGAAGGTTCATTGTGTTTACCATTCCAAATCTTCGGACGGTTGCGAGAACAGGTCATCGTATGGTCGTAAGCACGCAGGCGAGAACCAGATCCTCTCGCGTTTGGCGTTGACGTTGCCGCCCTCCGCTTTCTGTGAGCCGTACCCGCCGTTCGCCTTCCATGCCACACATTCCCAATCCCCACGAATCTCATGTTCGCGACGGCGCCGTGTACGCCGTTTCGCATGACGCCGTTTGTCTTCGGGTGAGCGTTGATTCCATTTGTATTTGTATTTACTCACGTGCGAAGCCCCCGTTCTTCCGGCGTCAAGTCGAGCAGCGTGAAAAACGGTTCGACACGTACGCGCGGTCCTGGATAGATCACGATTGCTTGCGGCTTGTTGAACACGCAGTCCGCCCCCACGAACTTGATCCGTTTCGGCAGGTACACGATATCTGCAAACGGCTGCACCCATTCGCGCCACCATTTTTCCGACGTGGACAGCGGCACGAGAAAGACGCACGTTTGCTTTCGTTGCGCCGCACGTTGTACCCACGGCGTGATGTTTGAATACGGCGGGTTACACCACACCGGGCGATCCCACGGCTGCAAGAGACCGTTCACTTCTTGCGTGTAGAATCGAGACAGCTTTGCGTTTTCTTGCGTGGCGCACACGTCAATCGCGCAACCGTATTCGCGTCGAAACCGGTCAACGAGTTTCGGCGGAGTGCCCCATTCGTCATTCGACATTGGTTGCTCTCCTTGGAGGCACGGGAACGTTAACCGCCGGTCCGAGTTTCGATTCGAGTTGAAAGATTTGAACGTCGAGCACGTCAAGCCGAAACCTGAAATAACCCCGCAGCCATTCATCCCACGGTACGTTCGCGTTGATTCCACGGCCGGCGTCAATCGTTACGCGCGCGATCTTCTTTGTTTTCAGGAATTGCGACAGCCGCTTTCGCTCGTCAAGCGCGATTCGATACTCGGTAACGAGCCGCTGGCTTTCGTTCAAGATATGCGTGAATGCCATGTTTCTCCCTCCATCCTTCAACAGCGCGCCACCATGCTGACCAGGCCGGCCCGTGCCCGTCATCGTTCCGCAACGCCCACGATTCCGCTTGCACGGTCTGCGGAGGCGTTGCGGGAAGCGGATCTGCGTTCAGCGTTTCGTCCGAACGCAGATCCGCCACGTAACGTTCTAACGGCGAGATCTCGAGCATCAGAACGCGAATTCTTCCTCGGGTTCGGTTGCGGGTTCAGCCGTGATTTTCGGCGCGGCCTTGTTGACGCACCACGCTGGCGGCTCTGCGTCTTTCGGCATGTCGAGATAAGACGAAAGCTCGTTTCGGTCTTCGCCCGCGCGTTTGCCCTGCGTGATCGTCTCGACCTTGAACGTCGCGTAGCCGTGCGAACCAGGAACCGCGTTCCAGTTCATGCGGAATTGCTCTTCGCCGTGCGACCGCAGGCCGATGGATGTGAATAGCCGTTGCAGCTTCCAGATCATCTTTTCGATCATCTTGATCCGGTCGACAACCCACGCCGCGTTTCCGTCCGCGTCCTTCACTAGCATTTCGATCTCGGCCATCGGGCACCCGTCCGTCGCCGCCGTTCCCTGATTGACTTTCTTGACCAGAAACCAGTAGTCGCCTTCCGGGAGTACGGTAAAATCCTTGCGTTCATCTTCCTGCGCAGGAAGGGAATCGTTCCATCCAATAATCATGTCAGCCATGGTTCACTTGCTCCTTATCGTTACGTACTTTTTGTCTTCCCCGATGTTGCAACCCTCCGGGATTTCGCCCGTGGATTTGAAGTGAGCGTTCAGATCGAGCTTGTTCGCCTCACGCTTGATTCGCACGAACGCGATTGGCAACTTGTCAAGATCTTCAACCTCGATTGTTCCCGCGCGAGTGGCAACGGAGATCGTAAATTCTTCGTCCTTGACCTTCTTGATCGCGGCTTGCCCCATCAAGAAGACAATGTGATCCTTGAGGCGTTCGTTGTCCTTGTCGCGACGTTGTGCTTTTGCAACGAGTTCTTTCGCGCGTGCCCGGAGCGCGTCGGCTTGCACGTCGTTTTCGAGGTGCTTCCGGGCGATGGACAGGACGTGCGCGATTGTCTCGGGCTCGCTTGTAGTTTGCGGGAACTCCGGAAGCGTTTCAGGAAATTGAAGTGCTTCGACTTCGTCCACGTCATAAAGCAGCCATTCGGGAAGATCGTCGTAGATTCTCACTTGGACGCCTCCCGGCTCTTCACTTCTTTGTGAGCTTCCATGAGCCTCCACAGCTTACCGAGTTCGTACACCTTGAGATCTTCGAGTGACTTCTTGCCATCGCATTCCTTCGCGATGAAGTCGGAAAGATCCGTAGGCGAGATCTTCATTTCGCTTGCGATGGCGTTGATCTTCTGGTACAGCTTCGCCATTTCGCCCGCGCCCGCGAACTCGCGTAGCTTGTCCGGCATCGCGCGCAACTCATCAAGCGAGAGTTCGGCGCTCGGCTTGCCCGCGATTCGTCGAACCTCCACGGCGGGGATCGAATTCTCTTTCGAGATCGCCGCGCATTCGCTCATGATCTTTGCACGCTCCGCGGCGGGGTCTTCCGCGCTTGGAGTGGTGGGCGGCGAAGGTGCGGTGGGCTGGGCCGCACGCTCCGCCGCCTTTGGTGAGGGAGGAAGACTGGCAACAGAGTGTCCGTTTTTGGGCTCGGGCTTGAACGGGATCGAGTCGCGTTCCGGATCGTCGCCGGTTTCGAGTCCAAGCGCCTTTAGGTAAAGGTATTTAACGGCGTACGAGATCGCCTTACCCGGCCCTTTGTCTTGACCGTCGATTCCGTAGCCGAAACTGCGGAGCGTCATGATCTCTTCGGTTTTGTCGATGTTGCAAAACCGCCCCTCGACATCGACAATCGTCATGTTTCCGTCGCGCTCGTGTTTCACTACGTCGATTTGGACGTAGATCCCATACTTCACGAACGGTTCGCGCACGGCGGCCGTAACCGCGTCATGAGAAGCGAACGTGTACTGATTGTTGACCTTGAGTTTTTCCTTTTGGACGTAACCCACGTCCCGCATCGCGAGATTGAGACGCTGATACAGGTTCAACGTTTTGTCGCGCTCCGGATTCGTCGGCGACATTTCCGGAGCCGCTTCCTCGATTACGTCTTGCGTTTCGGTTGTTTCTTTTTTCGGTCGAGCCATGTCTAGTTTTCCTCCTTGTCGAGATCTATGATCGGAGCGCACAAGCGCGCCCAATTGTGCATGTAGCCATCAACCGTCCCTTTGCCGGCGTCAGTGTTGTAGTAGCGTTTCCAGTACTGAGCTTGGCTCAGATTCGATTCGGGAATGAGAAAGGGAACTCGTAGGTAATGCAGCCGCCCGAACATCACGGACGGGACATCGTTGTCGTTGAAGCGCAACGTCCACAGCCAATCGTTGATTGGCGCCGTAATCCATCCCGTCCCGGCGTGCTCATCCGCGAATAGAAACGACGTTGCGCGTTTCGCGAGAGACTGATTCGTCATGAGCATCACGAGAGATGCTTCCATGCTCGCACGCTCGACTTGCCATTTCCCGAACGCACCCACCGGCCCGAAAAACGCGGGACCTTGTTGCCGCTCGTAGAGGAAAAGCGATTCCGTCGCGCACGTGCCGAACAGAAGCCGCGAAACGCGGTCAACGTAGTCGTCTGTCGGGACGGCCACGCGATACAGCATCCGAGCGGCCTTGTTGCAAAGCCGCCAAATCCGCAGTCTATGAATTGTAGAGTCGTCGAGCTTCATCGCTGATTCTCCGTGGTTTCTTCAGATGACAGAAACCGTACCAAATCCGCTCGATTGACCCAAATTCTACCGACACGGGTCACGCGGTGTATTAGCAGGCCCCTGCGACACCATCGCCGTATCGTTTCGGCAGATGCTTTTGCCAGTTTGCAAGCTCCCTCCGGAGTGATTTCTGTCTCATTTTCGGGCATTGTGTATCCCTCACATCGCAATTGGTACGTCACGTACAGTACACATACCACACAAAGCGCTCAAAGTCAACACTAATTTTTTTGGGGGGTTTTTGCGAAAACGCGCAGGATGCCCCAGGATGATTTCAGGGTGTCTGAATACCGCACCGCCCCGCCAGCGAACGTGTCAGGACGCCCCGGTATCGGCGGGATATACGCAAGGATTTCGAAGCCGCCGCCGAACGATCTGGCCTCAATTGGGTAACCGCACGTCCTTCGGCACACGTTCGCGAGTCAGTTGGTTTCAGCGGGCGTCTCGCTGTACAAAATCAGCCAATGGCTGGGGCACGCATCGATGACCACCACACAGATCTATGCGCACCTTGCGCCACAAGACCGAGACATTGACCGGTTCGTACTTACAGAGAGATCACCGGCCAGAACGTGACCGGGGATCTTGGACTTGTTCAGCCTTTGTCGAACAGTCCTACGAGGCTCGTGACGGCGTTAATCATGGACGTGATCGCCGTCCAGATTGCGTCGAGGTCAAGCTCTGCCTTTGCCACTGTGATTCGAGTGATGTGTTTCATGTTCTTGTCTCCTGTCTGAAAATGAGATGCATCGCGAGCATGCCGAATGACGTGTCGATCCGCACCAAACGATTGCCTATGGCGATACCGCGGACGCCGTAGCAGACTTTGTGACGATGCCGGAAAGCAGATCCAAGAACTTCGTGAACATCGTCGCCATGGCCGTGCTGTCGGAGTTCGCAGTCGAACCGGCCTTGACGTTGTTCAAACCGGATTTCTCGAAGTTGAACAGGTTCTCATTCTTGGCTCCGAGAATGGGTATCGACGTTGCGCGATAGGTGTCGTTGTACTGTGTGCCGTCCGCGTGTGTTTCGAGCCTGGTTATCTTCTGCGTTGCGCAACCCGCGAGTACCAGAACCGCGCAGACCACAAGACAAAAGGGCAAGAGGTTCCCCCATTCCCACGCGGGTGCGCCGCACTCTCCGCTATTCTTGCGGTAGTTCTCGATTCCGCGCCAAGCCGCAAGCGCCAGCGGCACGATGACGACCTTCCAATCGGCAAGTGCTACCGGCGCGTCGGCAGGTAGCACAACCCACGCCGCCGACAATGCGGCCGCAAGCGCCCCGCAAAAATGGAGCAAGGCTTTCCAGATCGTCTTTGCTTTCGAGTAGCTCATGGTTCTTTTCCTTTCAACGTTTCGTCAACACATGTTAGCTCAATGCTTCAAGTGAATCCAAAAATCCGCCAGCAACTTCACGATCCCGTAGACGCTCGTAAGAATGATCGACGCGAAAATCGGGACTGCGAGGATCTTTGAAAATCCCAGTATCCCCTCGATTTTTCCGACGCGGTCGCTCAGATTTCCGCGTGCAGGATCAAACACGGTCGCCTTCAAATCGCACATGACGGTCTCGATTCGTTCGACGTGTCCGGCCTGTTCAATCAGCTTATCTACCTTCGATTCGAGGCGTTTCAAGGCGTCGATCACAAACTGATGCCCGCCGCATGTCTGTCTGGATTCATCAAGCATTTTCGCCCCTCACGGTTTCGGCGCTTCGGCTGGCTTCGGTTCGACAGGCTGCGTGGGCTTCTCTTCAGCTTTCGGTGCTTCGACGGGCTTCGGTTTCGCGGCCACTTTGACTTCAGTGACAGCCTGGTTCAAAGCCTCCACGGCTTGGCAAATCAGCATGCCCTGTTGAGGCTTCACGTCCATCTGCGCGAACGCCTTGTCAACAGCGGCCAGGGTCTGGTCAAGTCGCGCGAGTGCGGTATCGAGGGGTGTTGCGGCGGGTTGTGCTGGCGCTGCCTGTGGGGCCGGTGCTGCCTCTTGTGCGGATACTGTCGATACCCAATAGCCCGCGAGAATACAAGCCGCTACGAACGTTGCGATCCAAAATGCTTTCTTCATATCCGATCTCCCTATTCTACGATTATGATTCTTGTCCATTGTTTCACCGCGCCCGACACCGGGTTCACGGCTGTGTAGTATTGAGTATATGCGCCCGGCCTGTTTGTGTCAATCCACGGGTCCGTGTAGACCGGCAGTGGGACGCGTTCCTTGCCAAGCCAGAGCCACGCCTTTGCGCCGTAATCGATGTATGGCTGGCCTTGGGCAAGGATGACTACTTTCGGTCCTGCGATGTTACCGGATGGCGCGGAGACGGCGTAGACCGTGCTCGTGGCGTTCGGGACAATAGGCACCAAGGCCGATGCCGCGACAATGGCTATGAGAATGAGACGGGTCATTAGCTCTGCGCCCCCACAACGTTGCCGTCGCTGTTCTGAGTCGGTGCCGAGGTGGACTCCTTGACAAAATCATTGTGTGGGCGTATAATTGATGCATGAAGACACAACGCGGGCGTCCGACAAAGTACGGCGAGAGGATGAAAGACTACAAGGTGCGGCTTACGAAGCGTCATGCGGAGACGTTCCGTAAAGCGGGCAAAGACTCTAAGGACAAAGGAAACATGTCGGCAGGCGCAAGACGCCTTGCAGACGAATGGGAGAATAGGGAGATGAAGAAGTCTGATGGCATGACGCTGGTAGAACTGCTCGTTGTTGTGGGCATCTGCGCGATACTGGCCGCGCTGGCATTGTCGGCCTATGCCCGATGCCATGAACCGGCGAAGGATGTCTCGCTCCGCGCGCGCGTGCATCAATGTTCTGTTGCCTTGCTGTCCGAAGACCCACAGAACGCACGCATCCCGACTACTAACGGCGACGCGGATGCCTTTGCCGCGATGAAGGAGCAGTACGCCGCAAAGCAGATTGAAGTGGCTGTTCAGCTTGTTGAGAACAGAACCCAAGACATTCTGCTGCCCACACATGAAGTTGAAGGGCGTAAGTAGTTGTCTCATGTCTGCGCCCCCACGACGTTGCCATCGGCATTGTCTACGGGCACGGCAGTACTCTGTTTGACCGTGCCATCATCTTCAACCCAAATATAGTGGGCTGTGCCATTTCTACTATGTATTTTGATGTACCCCGCAGTGTTTCCACCCGCGCCTTGAAATAGGGCTATGAATCCACGCTCCGCGCCTGCCTCCCCGAGCGCCATTGCCCCGCTACTCAGAATTGCTCTTGTGTTCGTGCCGTTGAGTATTTTCAAGCTATATGACGAATTGAGAACAAGATGGTCTGAGCAACTTACTTGACCAGTAAATGTGCTCGTCCCATCCACCAGCAGATTGTCCGTGCCCGGATCGCTAGTGCCGCCAATGTGAGCGCCGCCAACGGTAGTCAGCCGTCCAGCGATGGCTGTAATGGCGTTGTTGATGGTTGCCGTCCCCGTCGCCGTGCCAAGACTCAACGTTGTAGCCCCGCTGCCAAGCGTGAGCGACGTGCATCCTGCACCTCCAAAGGTGAAGGTTGCTGGAAGAACTGCACTTGCTGCTTCAAGGGTTAATACGCCTGTAAGTTTACTTGTTCCATCAACAATCAGATTATCCGCCCCCGGATCGGACGTGCTGCCGACGTGGACACCGCCAACTGTAGCAAATGGCGGCGTGCAATTAACGGATGCAGTGTTGATGGCGAGTTGAATCAATGGGGTAGTTGTGCCGGTGCAAAAATAAATGGATCTGTCAGCGGATGTTCTAGGCTGTATGACCAGGTGCCCCTGTGCAGTAAAAGGCGATGTGCCGCCGTCGCTGGTTGTATATATTTGAGGGCCGGTGTTGGCGATGAAAGCCGTTGCCGATCCAGATATTGTGAGGTCCATATTGGCGTTGGTGCCCAGAACCTTATTAGAGACGCTAGCCGTTACAGCCTTGGCCCCCAACGTCGTGTTGTTGATCGTCAGGGTACCTGTACCAGCTCCAAGGGACAGCGTAGTCGCCCCTGACCCAAGGGTTAGGTTTGTGCAGCCAGCGCCGCCGAGGGCGAACGTCGCAGGAAAGGATAATCCAGAACCGCCAAAGGCATATGTCCCCGTCTCCGCCAGATCCGCGCTTCCGCCCGTGCCCGCAACTCCGAAGTTCGCAAACGACGCGAGACCGGCAACGTTCTCCGAATATACAACCTGAAGGCCAGCACTTCCTGACGATTGGCCGTACACCCAAATCGCATAAACGTTGCTGCCCATGTCACGCACTTTGAAATTCAATTGGCCCTTGGGGCCAAAGCTGTTGACGAAGGCCACGTAGTTTCCGGACGCATCTTTTGAGAACTGAACGTTGGCTTCCACGGCTCCGTAGTTTGGCTCGACGCCATTCATTAGCGCCCTGATGTGCATGCCGATGTTTGACCACGAGGCAGCCGCGCCCATGTTGATCGTGCAGACCTCGTACCACGCCGTGGAGACAAATGACAGAATCCGGTCGCAGTGTTTCGTCGTCGCCGTTGCGGATGTGTAGCCCGTGTTCCAAGCGTAACCATCCATTCGGAACTCAGCGTTTTTGATCTCAGAGAATCCGGTAGCCGCCCCGAACGTCAATGCCGTGCCCGCCGCCCCGTATCCAAACGTAGCAGGGGTCGTAAAAGTCGCGCCTGTGGCCTCAAACGTAGTCCCCTTAACTGTGTTCGGAACCAGATACCCCAAACGTCCAGGGGTCTCCCATGAGGCAGACCCGCTGCCACTGCTTGTCAGCCGCGCCGTGGTCTCGTACCAGTTCGTACCGCTGAACACGAGAGGAAGCGTATATCCGGCAGCCCCCACCCAATCGCCTTGCAGAATGAGATTGCCGCCGTTGACGACAGTACAGTCTGCATCGCCGCCGATGACGTTGATTACCTGGCCAGCAACGCCATTGTCGAACATCGTGATGTTATGGCCCGCTGTCCATGTACCGGGGATCACAAACGTGTTGCCCGCAGAAACTGAAGGCGTCGTGTCATCTGCGGTGAACGTCGTGATAGTGGACATGGACAGCACGCCAGGCAGCGTCAAGTCGCCAGCGAGTGTGGTTTTCAGTGCGCTGTCGAACGTCGCAACAAGATCTTCGCCGTTAGTGCCCGCCCAGATCTTCACAGTGCCTTCCGTATCGACCGACGCCCGCTCCCCGGTCACGGCCCCGAATTTGAAAGTGCCCCCCGCATCCGTCCCATACATGCTGACACCGGATCCAAAACCTGCGGCCATGTCTCCCGACGTTGAGTGCGTGGAGTGAATTGCGTAGAATTTGCTGGTAGTACCAGCGGACGTGCCAATGCCAGATATCACCGGAGAGGATGCGGAGGTGGCCGACAACTGGCTTGTCCCAGAACCGAATGTCACTACGCCCGTGGTTTGGTCGATTACGATATCCGAGGACAGTAGCCGCCCTATTATCAGATCGCCGTCCGCTCGTATGCCGTACACATCAGTATTGCCATCCTTGTTCGCCGGGTTTAAAAACCACGCACGCCCGCCCGTGTCGGCATTGTCGCCGTTTAGGGTTAGCGCACCAAACGTAGTGTCTGTTACGCCAAGCGAGAGCGCCGTGAAGTTGGGGCTGTCACCCGTCCCGAGACCGATGGAAGTCTTAAACGTCGCCGGTGCCTCGTTCGTGAACGTCGTGCCATTGCCTATGAGGGGATAGTTGTCAGTAGGGGTTAGCCCGGAAATGTCTTTGATGAGTGTCGGCAGGTCGTTAGCGACAATCGTATCCCACGCCGGGGCCGCGCCGTTCGTGCCGTTGCCAGTTTGACGCAGGAACTTCTTCGTCGTGGTCGTGTTCGGAGATAACATAGTGGTAGTGTTGGTGTTGCTCTGGTACGGTATCGAGCCGAGGAGCGTTGTCGAGTTGCCGCCGGTCAGCGTGGATGCCGTCAACGTGTTCGACACGTACGCGTCTGTAATCGCGTCTCCGGCCCACGTACCAACAAACGAGCCGCAAGTGAGTTTCCCTGCCGTACCCATGTCTTCCAGCTTCATGAGTTCGTTCGACGGAGGATCGAGAAACTTCAGGCCCGTACTCGCCTTGATTCGGAACGTCTCGACGCCGGATTCCTTAAACACGTCATCCGCGAAACAAGCGCTCGCGACAAACAGGACTGCAAGAACCATGAGCTTTTTCATACGGTATTATCCTCCCAATCGACGCCACAAGTCAGGACGCCGTTGCTATCGATGCTGGCTATCGAAACCCAGCGATCCGTCACTGGGTTATATGCATTGAAAACCGTGTGAGCGTAACAGGGCCACGCGGTGTAAGGAGCGGGTCTGTCGTGAATGTCCGTGAGTGCGCCGAACACGCGATCATCACAAGAGATCTCCTTGTTGATGCAGTCGATCTTCATGACGTGCTGGCTATTGACGTTCACCCACAACGTCTTTTCGATTTCCGTCCACGTCCCCACCTCGATTGCGTCATCCGAACTTGCCGCGCCGGTCTGAGCATCATGCGCGAAATCGCAATAGGATTCAATCGCGGTCAAGCCCACCGCGAACAAAGCGACCGTGTCTGCATACAGCGTCCAATTGACCCCGTCGAACTCCCACCGGATGTTTTTCGCGACATCGATGTACGTGGTCTGCACGTCCTGAATAACGGCCCGTTTTGCGAACAGAAGATTCCCCGTAACCAATGGCCGGCTTCCAAGTGGGAAGTCATAGTCCATCGTTGTGGAATGGATCGTTTCGTCAACGTTCTCCGCGCCGTCCGAACTGCGATAGACCTTCGCGATCACCTTTACGGGCGTTTCATCGAGGCCCGCCGTCAACACGTATTCAAGCACGCCGTTGCCGTTCATCGTTTCGTCAATCGGCGTGTCGGAGTCTGGATCGGGATTCGTGCCATCGTAGGTGACGTACAGTCTCCACGTGTCGGCGCGGTCCGTTCCATCCGCCGCGCCCGTGTACAACCCCGCAACGATCACCGCACCGTCTGACCGCTGGATCACGTCCACCATTTCAGGATCGCTCGGCAATGCGGCCGCAATCTCGAACTCCGAATTCACAATGAGCGGATCGAACTTCCAGTGACGCGCCACAAGCCCGAACTGGTTCCGATATAAGACCTCGTAGTTGTACGTTGTACTCGCGGACACGTTGTACTGAAGCCCTGCAAGCGTTGCCGCGGTATCCGCTGGCGGGTCCGTCAACACCGGCTCTGCGGGATCGACCGCGATGAACAGTTCGTATTCAGCGTACGACGCTTGCCCGCGCGCGACGTAGGAGTGCATCCCGGCTTTCTGTACGTCCCCGGAAACGGTGTACGCCATGACAAGATCGAGAGGCAGCCGAGCCGAGATTGTCGAATCGTAAGACCGGCGAATCCACATGCCCACGGATTCACCCGCGTTGATCGTCAAGCCCGCGCCTTCCGTCGTGGGCCATCCCGTCGCGAAGTCGATCCCGATAGGCGCCGTGAATTCATCGGCGATGGTCTGGATGTCCCCGTCCGAATCAACGGCTTCTTGCCGGACAGCGAGCATTGCCGATTTCGAGAATACCCGCACGTCTGTGTAGTTGACGGCCCCTTCGTTTTTCAGAATGACGCTCGCATACGTGTAATCGCTGGCGTCTTCCGTAACGAGATTGTTTCCGCCGAGCGCCGCGTTGTACTGCGTCACGATCCGGACGGTCTCTTTGCCGCGCAAGGCGTTCGCGGACATTCGCGAGATCTTCAACCACTGCAATTCGTCGGCACACATCACGATCATGGTTTCGCCGTTCGCAATCGTAACGGTGGTTCCGTACGCGCTGTCCGAGTCGATCTTGATCTGTACCGTGTCGGCTGTGGGGCAATTCACGACGATCTTGCACGGCGAAGTTGTGACGTGCCCCGCCTCGATAAGTAGCCCGTAGATCGCGCTGTCGGCTCGTACGATGACAAGCCCTGTTGCCTCATTCACGGCCCGCATGCCGCCAAGGCACGCCGCGCCGTCAGACTGCCATCCTCCGCGAATGTCGGCGCTCGTGTGGTAGAACCGAAGTCCCATCCTATCGAGGTTCGCGTCAGACAAAGCTCAGCACCCCCGTGTCGGCGTCGATCACCGGCGTGTACTGCGGATGGTCCGGACGGCGAATCATGTAGCTCGTGAAAGTCTTGTAGCTCCCGTCCGCATACATCCCCATGCTGCGAATCCTGAATTGATGCCCAACGCAATCCTCGAGCACGCGCGTCTGCCACGCGAAGATCCACTGACCTATGTCACGAATGACGGCGGTAACAACCCACGCCGAATCAACGTACTCGCTGATCTCGTAGTAGTCAGCCCCGTCCGCATGCAGCCACTGAAAGCGATCACGGCTCGGAAACGATTCGTCCGGCACGGTATCATCATCGAAGACGGAGATCTCCATGTCTTCGCCGGAATCGAGATGGAACATCATGACGTTGCACTTCGTGGTAGCGACAAGCTCACCGTTTTTCCGCCAACGGTACGTGGGATCGGCCAGCGTGCTGGTCGCGACGCCTTGCCAATCGTAGCCGCCCGGAAACGGCGTGAGTGTGAGGGTTGTGCTCATGGCTTTTTCGTCCATGTGGAGCCATCATCGTAGATCATTATTTGGATGTAGGCCTCAACGTGGCCTGCATATGGCGGCAAAGCCCGCGACCCCAATGCGTCACCATCACCAGCTAGTGTGACTTCAATAGAATCGTGAGTGGCATCATAGGCTGACGTAACAAGATAACCGCTTTCACCTACAGCTACCTGATTTTCCCCATCGTAAGTGCCAGCAGGAACCGTGTAGGTAAAGCCGCCAATCGTCTGAGAGAGATCATGGTCTATGGTTACATCGCAAAGCCTGACGTAATCCATTCGGTAGTAAACGCTGCTACCCTTTGGCACAAGCAAGGCCGCCGCACCTATGGCCACAAATCCAGACCACCCACCTAGATAGTACTCAAGATCCAGAACACAAAGCCTCATGGGCATAGAGTCGTTGCCCATTATGGGCCAGAATGGCCCATATTCACCACCAATGTGATAGTAATCATAGCCGTCGAGAATACTCCCATTGCTCTTGAAGTAGCCCCAAGCCGATGACGGGTCTAGGTTTCCCCCTTCAATGCTATAAAACCAATAACTGCCAGCTTTAATGGTAGCAAGAGTACACACAGAGGCCGCCATTGCGTCTAGGGCTTCCCGGATTTGCTCGTAAACGCGCCCGTCCTGCAAACGCTCCAGCGTCAGCCATGAGGTGCCGTACGATCCAAGAGCCAACAACGAGGCAATGCTCACTATGAACGGTCTTAGTTCGTCATAAACGGTAATGACTACATCGTCTATGTACAAATCCCAAGGAATCGCCGAATATGGGGCAACGATGTAGAGTGTCAGTTCTTCACTGGTCGTAGACTCGGCACTACAGTATGCTTCCGCCCAATCGTCCGTCGGATGGATGTTGAGCACTCTGCCTTTGTTGTTATAGTAAAGCGGATCCGCACCGGGCGATGGTGGTGGCCCCGCCACGGCTATGGAGAATGTTGGCTGTAGGACAACAGAAACATCGTCAATGTAGAACGCAGTCATTTCAGGATGTGCATACTTGGTTCGTATGATCAATTGGGTGTTTCGATCTTCGTAGTTTATTCCTTCCACCACGGTAAAGTGCTTCCATGTTTCCGTCGCTTGGAGCGTGGTCGATACGTAGTCATCCTCGTTTTCGTTGCTGATGGTGCAGGTCAGATCAACAGTTTCTCCTTCCGCAGATCTGTACCAGAAGGAAATGATAAAGTGGTTACTTTGGTGCAAGGGGTTAGCAAACACCTGCCGAATTCCACCGTATTGCGTACTGGATTGCAGAACCACTTTACGGCTATAGGTGCCAGTCTTTGCGTAATCGGAACTTTGCGCCTGGATAGGAGGATCGCCGGTTTGACACCATGCATCCCAATTGGCATCCGTCTCCATGTCACCATTCGCAATGAACTCGACCGTGGGGGCTTTGCACTGCATAAATACAGACAGGGAGATGCCAACCGGAAACGTACCGAGCGACTGCATGATTCCACCAGAAAATGACGCATCTGGTTGGATGTGCCACGAATGACTTTCGGATACGTACTCGTCAGATGAATGCTCACTAACCTCTACCGTGCCATATGTATCCCAATCGGAGTCCGCCTCCATATCCCCGTTTGCAACGATGTCGCCCGTAGGGGCTTCACTTTCTGGTGGGGGCCACGAGAGGCACACTGCACTCTCTCTGCCCCAGTTCAAGTCAGGTTCTCTGGTACCCGCTACGAGTTGCTCTATGAAATCGCGCAGCGTCTCGACGGCATGTTTCGCATTGCTGAGCGACAAGCCCTCTCCAGTCTCGAATGCGGATAAGGATTGATCGCCAAAGATTTTTAGAAGGATTGCATAACGCTCGTTGCCCCCAATGCGAGCCTCGTCTAAGATATCAAGAACGTCCGCAAGTTGCACGGTTTCGGCAAGCGTCTCCCCGCTCCGATAGATGCCAGCCCCGGCTCCATAATCATCCCAACTCATTCAAGGAAACTCCACGCTTGCCACGTGTGATTTGCAAGAAGATGGTAATACCTATCAAGTTCCGTCACGTAGCAAATCGCACCCGGAACCTTATATGCGCCAGGAACTCCTACTGCCGCGTCCGCATCTTGTTTCGTGGCATATGTTTTAATGCCGCTACCGCCTCCACCCCCTCCGCCAATTGCCGGTCTCAGCACTGTGCCGCGTTCGCTCATTGGTACCACCCCGCTTCGCCTTCACGCGGACCACGAGCCGCAATGCCCGCCGCCGTGCCTTCCATCGGCGCGCGGTTCGCGTACCATGCAGCCGTGCCTTCCATCGGCGACGCGATCGGCCCGACGTTTCCGAAGCCGTTTTGCATGCGCTGCACTTTCCCCTTGTCCGCTTCGATGTCCAAAAATCCAGTCGTGATCGTGGTTTCGTTCTTCTCGAAATCCCACGCGCGATGTAACACGACCGTGCCGACAGCCGTGAATCCCTCGAATGTGAACAGCCCCGCGATGATCGTTCCCGGCCACAGATTGTAGAGAATCCCTTTGTACACGATCCGCGCCGTCGCCTGTTGCTGCGAATAGAACCGCGCCGCGAGCGTCGCATTGTAGATCATGCGTTGCGTGTCGTCACGAAAGATGGTAACAGCACTCGTTTGAACCAGCGCGGAAGGATCCGTCCGGTCGATGTCCGTCACGGTCAACGGCGCAATCAGGATCATCTCGGCGTCCGGAACTTCGATCACTTTAACATGCGGGACTTCGTTCGGAATCGTCGTATTGAACACCGGAATCACGCACCGGAGTCGCGCGTTCGTCTTGATCATCCCCGTGAAGAGATACGTCTCGTAATCGTACTCTGGTTTGTACAGCGTGTTCGTAACCGCCGAATGATTCAGCGCCCCGACGTGCGGAAGATGAGGCTCGACCATGATCCCCAAGGAATCATCGGACAAACTCAATGACGCCGGGTTTCTCCCCGCTTTGCTGAGCTTCTCGACATAATGCCAGTACGGCCCGTTGTCTTCCGAATCCGTCGCGGAAACGAGAACGAACGCTTTTCGCAATTCCGGCTCGGCTGCGCTGTCGGTATTCTCGTAAACCGGGATCTCGCGCTGGAATCGAAGCGAGCCCATGAACTGCGGGCTTTGGTACGCAGGATCTGCCGTCGCATAATCCGTGGGGTACGGAGCCATATTGAACGCCACGTTGTACCAATCCCAATCAACGGGGATCTGGAACCGCTGGAAGACGGACTTGTACCGCTCCGCCCCCCGGCTCGCGTCCGCAACGTCGTCATCCGTTGCAATCGCTTCGTACTCAGTTTCTAGAGCCGATGCCCACGCGGGAATCAGCGGACAGAATCCATTGCTCGCGTATCCCGGCGAGAACGTTCCGCAAATCGAGATCGGCCCGCCTTGTACATGAACGTAATCGTACGAGTGAGTACGGTTAAACTGAATGTTTGGTTGAATCCGATTGTCGAACGTGTCGAGCACAACCACGTCTGGATTGTATTCCTCGAAGAAGCTGAACAGATCGACCCACACAGGATCACCAGCCCCGCCGTTCGTGCGAATCCGCCAAGACATTCCGCGCTTCTCGTTGATGAACTGGTCAAGCGCCACACCCACGCTTTCATCGGATTTCAGCGTGCTAATCATCAAGTCAAGCTCTTCAAGGAGAACGTCCGGACCGGACAGGTAGAACTTCGGCCCCGCGTATCCCCCCACGGCCTCGCCGTTCGCGAAGTAGTAAAGCAGATAGTCCGCCGCCCGGAAATGCGTCCAGTTCAACGCGTCCGATCCGCTTGTCGGCCCCTTGTAGAAATAGCCGACGCCGTCAGCGTTCGGAGTCGGCGACATGTTCGCGCCCTTCAGCCCCGCGAACTTTTCATCTTTGTCCGAGTAATTGAACGGAATGACTTCATCAATCATGGCCACGCCGCCGTAACATTGGGCGTAGCTCCCAAGGATCGGCTTCTGGTAAAGCAACTGTTTCAATCCAATTGCCTTGAAATCTTGAATCCCGGCGCTAACCGTCGCGCTCCCGTAAGGCATGATCGCGTGCTCATCCACTTGCCCGATCCAAAGGCCCGCCCCGCCGTACCGATCATAGACGTCGACCGCGACGTAGCATCCCGCGATGTTCAACCACGGACACCATTCCTTGATGGAGGTCCCCGGTTGAATGATGTTCCCGAAGCGCCATTGAAACGTCATGTCGTTCGCGGGACTTTTCGCGGAACCGTCGTTCCCGCTCGACGCTTGCAACCACGGGATCACCGTCCAAGGATCGGTCCAAGCCCGTTTCGCTCGCACAACCTGGAACGGCGTCATCGTGCCGGTAACCGGATAGGGCGAAAAGATAGTCCCGGTAGCCATTAGGATCGCCCCGTTCCGCGCACAGAATTCAACGCAGTCAAACGCGCGGCCCCGATCCCGGCTTCTGATACCACAAAACCGTACCGGGCATCCTGCGCGTTTTCGTAGTTTGTGCGCTTTGTGTGCATTAGTAACCCGTCGCGAGGCTCGTGAGGTCCATTGTCACGTACAAATGGTAGTTCAGACCCTCCGTGTCGCCCGCGCCGTTCGCGAAATGTAGGCGGATGTTGCTGACCTTGAGGTAGTACCGGACGTTTCCGTCGTTGTCGTATGCGGTAACGAGCCCGAGCGCTGGCAGCATTTGAGCCTGACCCGCTCCCACGTCGCGCAAAGCGTTCGACGCAAACGCCGCGGCGCCGATCACCGTGGTCTGGTTTCCCCGGATCGCGTCATCATGTATCCCAAACCCAGAGTAGCCGGGCCGGGTAAAAAGATCGCTCTTCAACTCGACGTTCGGGAAATCCCCTTCGATGTAGCGGAACTGATACCCGCCGATCTGTGCCTTTTCCCCCGCCATTATCTTTCCCTCAAGATTTCATACTCGGCTTGCTGAGTGACCAACCATGCAGGAAACAACGAATCCCCGAGGGAAACCGTCCCCGATGTTGAAATCACACCCCCTTGAACATGAATGAGGTCAACCATTATCTTTCCCTCAAGATCGGCGCCGGTGCACGGCCTCTAGCTGGCGATGGCCGGTACATCTGCGCTTCCATCGCACCGGCTCTCCCCAATCCAGCCAAGAACTGCGTGCCGAGCGACTTGATCCCGTCAAGGATCTGCTTCAGCAGTGACGCCCCCTCTGGGTCCGTCACTCGCGTAGGACGCGACGCGATATCGCCAGGAGCGCGCGCGCCAAACTGCACGCCCTGTGTGTCAATGTTCTCCCGGTACGGCCCCGGCCCCGCCTGCACTTGTTCGGCAAGTGCATTCACGCGAGCGACGCCAGCAAAGCCTTCCTCTTGAGCCGCAGCCTGATACTCCTGAAAACTGCCGGGAACATACTTGGACTTGGCTTGTATTCCGCGCATAGACTCGACATTGCGCTGTGTTTTTTCAAAATCCGCCGCCGATAAACCTTCAAGAATCTTCTTGCGGACCTCTGGTCTGAGAATCCCCGTCCCCCCCATTTCTTGATCGCGAATCGACGCCGTCGTCTCGATGAATTGAGCGCGATCTTCGAGAGTTCCGTACCGTTCCATCACGGACGGCATTCCGCCTTGCTGCCCAATTTCAGGAAGCCGCTCGACAAACGACATCCATTGTTTCATGATCTCAGTCGTGATAGGGGCTTCTCTATGGGTCTCGTCATACCGATTTTGAATCGTCTTATTGACAAGGTTTTTCTTAACCCCTTCCAACTTCATTTTTACTTCGTGTTCGGCTTGCGCTTGACGTGCTTCACGCGCCGCCGCGACTTCCGGTTGCGCCCCCGCGCTAGTAAGCATCTCCGCAACGCGATCTCGAGTGTTCGCTTGCTCCACGTCTCCCCGGACTTTTCCCCACTCGATCACGGCCCCCGGTTGCATCGATCCCCACAACAGCGACAACCCGAGCCCGGCTTCTTTGCGGCCACCGAGAAACTCTTGTTCCTGTGCAGGCGTCATGTTCATTTCCTTGATTCGCCGCACACTCTGCTCGATTCCCTGACCGACAAAACTTTGACCGTAGTCCTGAAGAGAACCAAGTAGTTGTTGAACCATCTCAGGCCCGAGCCGCTTCTCAAGTTCCGCCGAACTCAATCCTTCCTGATCAAGCTCTTCAAGCCCTTCCTTCAGCGACAACTCCGAATACTTCCGAGTCTTGATGCCGCCCGCGCTCCGCCTGTGCTTCGACGGCAAACTCGCGAGAGTCTGCATTAGCGCCGCAGACGTGTCCGGCCCGAGCACTTCCCCGTATTGCTCGCTGGTCATCCCCCATGCGAGCATCTCCTTGATAATCTCCGGCGCGGTTTTGTTCTCCAGCATATCCTTCCGAGTCAGCGCCTTCGACAACGCGGTCACCATCGTGGCCGCTTCATTGGCCCCGCCAGCCGGTTGCGCCATAACGCCGATCGCCGAAAGGATATCTTCGTCACCCCACTTCAACGCCTGCGCGCCAGCCGCGGTTTGCGTGGCGGCCATCAAAATACTTGGAACGTCTTGCGGATTTGTCTCGGACGCCGCGACGGCTTTGCTCAGCAACTGCCGCATGTTGCCGGTCTCTTTCGTTCCAAGCGCTTGCATGACGGCTGCGAGACTTTTCGACAGTTCCCCCGCGTTACCCTGAAGTATCGGATACAAACTTGCCATCAAATCGCGATTCTCGGCCGTATTCACGTTTGCCGACTGCATCAGGAAGACAGATCGCGCCGCTTCTTCCTGGCTTGGCGCACCGCCCTTCGCGAAAAACTGTTGGCTTTGTTGGATGAGTTCTTGCTGTTTCGCGGCGTCGCCCCCGGTCAACTGCGCGAACTGAGCGTACCATTGCTCCGTGCTCTTGTTCCGTTCACCCGCCGCTTGGCGCTCTTCTTCGAGCTTGCCAAACAGTTCGCGCGCTTTCGAGATCGCCGTGCCGACCGCAAGAAACCCCGCCGCGTATTGCGCGACTTGTCCGATTCCGCGCGAGATCTCCGAACCAAACGACTTCTGAACTTCGACGTTCTTTCGAGTCGTTTCATGGGTAGAGGACCCTAATTTCTTAATCTCATCACTGAGGCTTTGAAATGCCTTCTTTGAATCAGAAGACATCTTCTTCATCGTATTTCCGAGCTTATCGACGCGACCGTCAGTGCCTTCAATCTTCTTTTCCAAGTCAACGGTTTTCCCGGTGAACTCTACGCTCACTTTTCCTTCGGACATGGCTAGAAGATCCTCTTAGAAAGCGCGACAAGATCGGCGATGCTCGGGGCGTAATTAGGACGCAAACCACGCGCCCATTCACTCGCAATCATGAATCGCGAGGTGATCGTTTTTTTTTGAGATACTCATTCAGCGTCGGAAGATCGATCACAGCTTCCATGATTTCCTGGCACGACGAAAATGTCAGCAATCCCAAATGCGAAACTTCGGCGGGTCCCACGGCGTAGTTGATCTGCAAAGCCTCGACGGCCGCTTGATGCATCCGGTCGAAATCGAAGTGGAACTCGCGACGCGTCCCCTTTTCCTCGCCTTTGGTAAACGCCTCCCAGAAGTCAAGCGCCGTGCGCCAGAATCCCTCGTACCGCTTCACGGGTTCGGTAGGCGACCATGATCCGTCCGCTTGATACACGCTCCGGCATGGAAGGCCACAGTACCACGTGACGCCCTCCACGTCCTTTGAGAAACGCCGCGCGGTTGGTATTAGCCATTCGTGCCCGTCATCCCCCAAACGAACCCAGTGACCGTCCAGTTGCCGCGGGCGCGCGAGATCGTCCGGCCCGAGTTCAACGCCGTTCTCGATCCCGACGCAGATCCCGCTATCGCCCGCCGTGCGAAACCACGTCTGGCGATTGTCGTACAGGCCCACATCTTCAAGTCCCGGACGGCCCACAATCGAACCCACTGGGCCGTCCCACGGACCGCGCATGACGCCGCGAGACACCACCGTCTCGCAATCGGCGAAGGCGTAATTGCACGCTTTTCGCGCGGCCTCAATCGACACCGGGCTTTGTACGCCCGGAAGATAGTAGAGGAATCCCTTCACGTTAGCTCCATTTCAACGGCGCGTTCGTGCCGTCGTTGATCGACTCGATGACGATTTGTCCGGCCATGTTGCCCTGGTCAGTCCCCTTGGCGATTACGCTGACGTAACACAAGCCGTCCGTTGTCAGCGTCAAATGTCCGCTGGACGCATACGGCGCGCCGCCCAGCTGGCGTTTTCGAAGTTGGATAGACGTGTTCGCGTGTGTCGCGTGTTTCGCCGTAACTGCCGTGCCGCTCCAAAGCGGAAAGCTCGACGCGCCCAACAGCGAAATGTCTTCCACATCAATCGTGATCTTCGGCATGATCGTGTCGATCCATGCGCGCTTGGCGATCACGTCGCTGTTGGCCTTTAGTACATTCGCCGTGATGCCGAAATCCACATCAACGCGCGTCACGTTCTGAAGCGTGACGCCCGCCGCCGAAGTCGTCCCGAGCGTGTAGCGCTTATTGTCGGCGTTCACGTCGAACGTCCCGGAAGGCGTGTCGCTCCCGAACACAAGGGGATCGTTTGCTCCCGTTAGGTCCGAGGTCAGAAGCGCCTCGAATTCGGCCTCGGCATCTTCGTTCGTGGAACAACTCAAACGCTTCGGGTACAACAACCCGTACGACGCGAGAAAGGAAACGAACGTGCTCGGACGCGCTCCGCCACAGTCCTTTTGCTGTCCGAAGAACTTCAGCGCAGAACTCGCGAGACTCAAGCCCGTTAACGGTACGAGCCCCAACGCGTCCAGAGCGTGCAGCGTCTTGAAGCCTACCTGCGGTTTCATGCTCTTGACGTAATTGAAGTACCGATACAACTGGCCGTTTGCGATCTTGCCCCCTGCCTCGATACCGCTGCTCGCGTTCACATCCGTGATACCGCCAAGCAACGTCGCGCCGATGTTAATCGCGTAAATGCTGTGTACTTCACCCGCCATATCACACCTCCATTCCGCGTTTACGCGGTAGCGTCAACCAAAGCTCCGATATACAGCGTCGTACCGTTGACCGTGCCGCAACTTGCGAGCACCTTCCCCACGGCATCCCCCGTCAATGGATTCGTCGCGGCATCGCTCCGCCAGGAATAGGCCACATCGGCGGCAAGCAGAACCGCCAAGATCCCAGTACCCGCTTCTTCCTGGAAATGCACGTGCGCAACCTGACTCGCCTGCATTCCGAGAAGCTGAATATCATCCCCATCAACGTCGAGATTGACTTCGACTTCTTTCGAGATCGTGACATCGGTAGTAACGTCCGTTGGAAGCGCGTCGCCCGCGCCGGAACTCAACGTGATCACGGACGTAGCGACGCTGCACGCACATCCGTATCTGCATTTCTGAACGCCGGACGCGACCCAGTACACCGCAGCGGTGTCCAAGTCCGTGATGTTATGTCCCACGGCGGTGACTTCGTTGGTGTCCGTAATCGTTCCGGCAAACCCTGCCTGGAGCGCGGCATCTGTGACGATCTCCTGATCGCCCGTGAAACTCGGACGGCTCTCGAAGGTTTTCGAGCCGATTACAAACTGTTCGGTCAATACTCGCGTAGGCATGCCTATTCTCCTTTACCCGCTAATGACTTCCGTTTCGTTGCTTCGGTAGTTCTTGATCAATTCATCCGCTTTGCGCTGGCCTTTCACGATGCACGTAGACGCTTCATCCGGCGTCCATCGCGTGAATTCACCCCACGCCCATTTCAGCCGATTCAGCGTCGGAACATGTGTTACGACGTACCCGCGCCGTGAATTCGACCGCACGTCTTTCATAGTCGTCGCGCGCGTTTCCGTCTCGCCGCTCCACACCAGCGGACGCATGTGATGAAACTTTTGCCACTTCCGGTAAGTGTAGCTTTTCTTGTGCCACTTCCCGCCAGGGGCGTCATCGGGATCGGCGCCAGTTTCCCCTTGCCTCGGACGATAGCCGTAGCGCGCGTAAGCCCCGCGCGTGAAATGCAGTTTCGTGAAACGAGTCCAATAGGTTTCCGCCATCGCATAGAACATCTTCGCGATGTTCTCGCGCTTGACTTCACGAGGCGCGCCTGGAAACCAGTTCGTCTTCGTTAGCTTGACGCCGATTCCAATCACGTTACGATTCCCATTCCAGCTTTAGGATCCCGCCAATTGTGTCGCCGTATGTCTCCCACATTTCTTGCGCTATACGTCCAGGTCCGTCTACGACCTCGATGTCCGTTACGTTCAGATAGCTTGCCCCGCCAATCAACCCGATCAACCCCTGAATGATCTCGCCAAAGAGATCCTCTCCGGCGATCTGCACCGCGCTTTCATCGTCCGAAATTCCCGCAGCTACGTTGTCCTCGATCTCGATGAACACGGTTCCCTTATCGCCCCATTGTCGTGTCGCGCCGTTTGTGCCTCGCGCGCGAATCGAATAGCCATTAACCGGCGAAGTCCACACGCGAGCAAACGGACGCAAGGCTTTCAACTCTTCGACAGTGCGTTCCATACCCGCGCCTTCGACTGGCGGCGGCAACGCACCGTTGTAGATCCGCGCGAGCGCCCCCGCCTGATTCGCGGCTCCTACGAGCGTGCGAAAGCGCGTCACATCCGCAAGCATCGTGCGTGCCAGTTCCCGCGCTGTGCTTATGTATCCGCTCACCGTTCCGGCCTCGATACGCTTTGCGTCATAACTCGCTTCGCTTTCACAACAGCCACACATCCATCGTTTGATACGACCTCTGAGATCGTCCACCGCGTGTTGTCAATCTCTACAACCCCGTTGCGAACCGGCTCGAAGATTTCCTCACAGAGCAAGTGAAACACGCTTTCATGTTCCGATTGCATCCGGCCATCGTTCCCCGGATGACTCGAAACAGACGTGTCTTCCTTCAATGCACGAAGACGGACCTCGCTTCCATTCGGCGCTGAATACCTGGCGTCGCGCGCATAGGGATCGTTCGCGATCACCCATGCAGCGTCATCAACCATGTTTTCGGAAAACGTGCCCACATCTAATCCCCGTTCGCCGGCCATGGTGCAAACACGAGCACGAAACGGCCATAGCTGTTAGCCGTGGCGCTCGATACGTTCAACCGAATTCTCGATCCCACCGGGATCGTGTGGGTGGGCCACAACGTTTCCGCCGTTAAGGTGGTCGTGTTGTCAGACGCGCAAGCCCCGCTGAAGATGTCCGATGATCCGTACGTCAGCAGGTCTCGGGTGATCTCCCATGCCTCATTCCCTGTGACGGCATACGTCTCGGCGGTGGAATTCGACGCGGCGGGCTCGTACCACGCCCTATATGCCATCCCGTTGACGATCTCATCCGTCAACCCCGTTGCCGCGCCCGAGCCGTCCGCGTGCCACTCCCAAACGATGTACGGCCAACCCCACGGCGTGCGCTGAACGCCGAGCACGTCCACCGCGAACGCAACCGAAGCGAAACCCGCAAGACAAATCAAAACCACAATGGCTCTGCGCATGTGAACCTCCAAACCCTGGGTTCCCGGTTGCGGCCAATCCTCAAGGGATCGTCATTCCCACATCGGCGGGAACCCAGGGAAAATGCGTTACTTCTTCTTGTCGTCCTTCACGGGCTTCTCAGGAGAATCGCCTTCGCGTTTCTCTTCCGGTTTCACGGGCTTCTCCACCGCCTCGAAATGGCGCGGTACTTCAATCCCGTCCGGAAACACCGCCGTCTCGCCTTCGCGGTAACGATGCCCGCCGTGGAAGCAATCTCGTACGACTCGATACGTCATGACTCGTTTTCTCCTTCATGGGCCGTGGGCAATACACCCACGGCCCGATATCACTACGCCGCCACTTCGGGATCGAGCGTCAAGAACGCGTCGAACTTGCCCGCTGTCAACGCCGCCGTGCCAATCGTGTAGACGATCTTCACGTAACGGCGAATCGACGCCGGCAACGGAACTTTCATCACGACGTATCCGGCAACGAGCGTCGCCTTTGCAATCGCGCCCGTCAGCAAGCCGATGCTCGCGAAAGCGCTGTTGTTCGCGCTGTCCTGCACGTCAAACGTCACCGTCGCGCTGCCGTCCGATGTAACCGCCTCGTTGACGCGAATCACGAGCCAGACGGGCGTACCCGCTCCGATGTTCGGCGCGGCAACGCCAAGATCCAATACGGTCGTGCTGTCATGCGCCGCCTGCGTGGTTTCCGCTTGCGCGTCGCTGAATTCAAGGTTTTTGTCGAGAATCACTGGTCAAACTCCTTTCAATAGCGCGAGACGCGCTCGGTTACGACACCTGCGATTCCGTGTTCAGTAAGGCGTCCAGGCGCCGGATCGGGTACTTGCCCTGAATGCTCGGAACCGGAATCCCGCCGTACATCATGGGAGCAAACAGAAGATTCGTCTTCTGAATGATCGCCAGTTCGATGATCGTCTTCGCCGTTTGGTTCATGTAAACCACGGCAGGCCCCGCATCGGGGAGCTTGTTCAGCGCCTTGATGAACGCCTGATCGAGCGTTGTGGAATACGTGCCGGTATCCACGTTGCAGATACGCTGCACGCAACGCGGGTCTTTGATCCGCAAACCCGCCATGATATCGAACAGCGTCGCATAAGCGCGATAGCTGTTGTTGCTCGCGTCCAGCGCGTCAATCTCGCCGAGGTCCTGCTGGGATACGCCCGCCGTGGTACCGCGCGGATACACGAACGAGGTCTTGTCCGTGCCCCACTGCACGATCCACATGGACGTCTGGTCGCTGCTCGTCCCGCTCGCGGTTGTCACGTTCGCGTTACTCAACGCGTTGTAACGATTCGCTAGCCCGAGCGGCTGTTCCGGGTCCGTAGCCGTGTCGCCGTAGAAAATCCCGTCTACGAACGACTCGGACATTCCGGCAACAAACGCCTCATCTTCGCTCTGGCGAAACATGCGCGAATCGGCTGCAAGGTCCACGAGCTTCTTGTCGATCACGCTCCGAGCTTGCAACATCGAATACGATTCGACAAGTTGCTTCGTAGAAGACGAAGACGACGCCACGCCCTGATTGATCTTCCGCCACGTGCCGTTCGGTTGTGCCGTTCGCTGGGCGTAAACATCGCCCGTCGTGGAATTGCCCTCTGTCCAAACGGCATCCGTGAACAGTTCGTTTCGTTCTGCGAGAACCTCCGCAATACGAAGAGCCGCCCCGCCATACTGCCGTTTCGCCAGTTCAACAAGCGTCATGTTCGCCATCGTTACTTCGCCCCTTTCTGCATCGACGGATAATCAAATCCCGCTTTCGCCGTCTTGTCGCTCGGAGGCGACGCGCTTACGTCGATCTCCTTGCTCTTCGCTTCAAGGTCTTTCAGGACCTTCGCCCCGTTTTCCTTGTGGTCCACGATGATGGCCCGCATGGCCGCGGATTCGTCCGTACCATCGGCGATCAACTTCGCCACGAGTTTTTCTTGGCCTTCGTACGCCGCGCCGATGATGCCCTCGCAACGCACACGCTCCACCTTCATTGCCGACGCAACCGCCGCGTCTTCGATGTCCTTCACCAACGCGCCGTGTTCGGCGCGAAGACTCAAGACCGTTACGGCCGGCGGCGTCTCTTTGTCTTTGTCCGCCATACTCACGTTCTCCTTTTCACAATCGCTCTCTATCTGCTCGGCGACCGCCGCCGTTGTTGCTGTCACACGCACTTCCTCGCGCTTCACACTAAACTTGTAAGGATCGAACTTCGCAGTGATCGGAACCTCATCCCCCACTGAATCCGCGAATCCCATATCGACGGCTTCTTGGGCCGTCATCCACGTCTCTTGATCGAGAAGCGCTGAGATTTCGTCTTTCCCCATGCCCGTCTTTTCGACGTACGAATTCAGCATCCCCTCTTTCGCGGCCTGCAAAGCTCTCACGGACTTCTGATGTTCCGCTTCGTCGCCATAGGTCATGAGCGACGGGTTATGGATCATCAGCATCGAGTTTGCAGCCATCACGGTTTGCTTGCCCGAGATCGCCACAAGAGAAGCCGCGCTTGCCGCCCACCCGTCCACGTAGACAGTAACCTTGTCCTTCACGCTTCGAATCACGTTGTAGATTGCGAGAGCGTCTGGAAGATCGCCGCCAGGCGAATTCACATGAACCGATATCGACTTCGATTTCCGAAGCGGCAAGAACGCCTTCACGAAATCGACGGCACGCACGCCCCACAGTCCGATCTCATCGAGGATCCAAACTTCGCTCGAACCGTCATCAGCGGCGGCGGAAATCCGAAACCAGCTTTGCTTCTCAGACATTTGAATCGCCTCCGTCCGGTTCGGACTTCTTCACCTTTGTCGCAACAGCGGGCTCGCGGTAGATCCCGAGTTCCTTTTCCATCTTTTGTTCGGCGGCTCGCTGCACCGCGATCTTGTTCCAGTCTTTTCCCTTCGCCGCGCAAATCATGGTCTTTGTGGTTGTGCCCAAGGCGATCTCTTTCTCGGCAGAGTTCGCTTCTTTCTCGGGATCAACCCAATCCCAGCCGTTCCCGATCCATTCAGCCGCACACCACAATTCGCGAAGCGCGTCGAATCCCCACAGATGCACTTCATCACGTAGCACCATTTCTTCAACGAGCGACTCGTAGATCGGCTGGCACAAATGCGCCGCGTCGAACGCCTGGTTGCACATGAAAAGCTTGCGCGCTTCGAGAAGAGCGCAACGAGCACTCGAATAGTTCACCGTCTCCCAACTCTGATCGACCATCTGAGGCGGCAAACCAAGCCCCGCCCCGATGAACCGGATCGCCGCGCGCACGAATGGCTCAAACGATTGTCCGGGAATGTCGGCGTCGAGAAGTACCGGCTCTTCGCCTTCCTTTCCATACATCACCATTCCAGGCTTGAACTCTTGATATCGAGTCGAATCGGTAGACGTGGCATCCGTGCTCTGTTGCCGGGCGACTGTAAGCGCATCCGCAGCGCCCGTCTTGATGAACAGCGCGACGCAAGCCGCAACGCGCTTGCGCACCCATTCCGCTTGCATGTACTTCGTGACATCGGTGAACATCTGCAAGACAGGCGTGAAGAATGGAAGCCCACGATTTTGATCGGGCCGTTTCATGCGATAGATGTGAAGCACGTTCTGGCGCCCGTTGGCATCGCGCGCGGGCACTCGCGTGAAATCCGTCTTCGGATGATCCGAAACGTAGTTGTAACCGACGCTCGTTTGCTCGTAAGCGAGCTTGTTCATGTCCGAACCCGGATGACGCTTCAGAATCCAATACGCGGTAGGCTGCCCAAATTCCCCCGTCTCGACTCCCTGCGAAATGCTTAGTCCTTCTTGACTCGCGAGATCGCGCGGCGTCGCAAGGCGATCCGGCTCGATCATCTGGTAGCAGATCGAGTACTGAGCGCCGAGCCGTTTCGCCGGAGGCACCATGCGCCGAAGCAACAGCGCTTCGCCCGATTCGAGCACTTGCAATTTCGAGAGCCATTGCATATCTGCGAACGTCATTCGTTGCGAGTAGTCGGCGTTCCGAGCCCACTTGCGAAATCCCAATTCCAAGCGATCTTGGATCGCTTCGGCGGCGGCGTCCGTGAGTTTCAGCGCCGTGCGATCGAGCGTGGATTGCAGTGCGAGTCCCGTCCCGACTTCCTGCGTGCAGACGGTCTGCGTGATCCCGGCTGCGATAGGATCGTTCGCATTCGCTTGTCGAGAACGGCTGCGCAACGTCGCGAGATCCGGGCGCGTCTGCGCGTCCGCGTCGCCGTAATTCGTTTGCCAGTCTTTCTGCAAACCGTCCACGCGCGCCGCGTCGTGATACGCACGGTCGAGCATTACCCTCGCGATATCGTGCTGCACACGCGCACGCTCGGACTCGTTTCGCGCACCCATGCGAGACGCCGCGAGACGCGGAGCAACTATGCTCAGCGC